CGACCACCGAGATCTACACTCTTTCCCTACACGACGCTCTTCCGATCTGAAATAGTAGTCCAGACGGTCCTTACGAGACCAGAAACGCTCAAGGCCCTGCTGATAGGTATGGTCATAACGAGCAACCATAACACCAATCACAAAGCCATGCTCAACAAAAGACTTGATAAAATCGCCATGCACATCAGTTGTGACAGAGAAAGCAGCAGTATCACCAAGAGGAGTTCCATCGGCCTGAGTTGCAGAGCTCTGTACCACTTGATTGATATTAACAGGGATACGATTACCGCCAAGATACTCAGGGCGCTGAAGACGAGCGTCAGGAGAAGTAACGCCAAAATGAGACTTGAGGATGTCAATATACCGAGTGCCTCCTCTTGCATCCTTTTCATAAAGTTTCTGCACCTGAAAAGCCATGCGGAGCTGGTTGATAGTGGCAGCGGAAACAGAACCGTCATTGATGGCCCAAAGATTGGTGGGGACAAAAAAATCAGCATTACCGCTAGTGGTATTTTGAGAAGCCCAAACGGAACCGGGCTGGGGAGCGGTACTCTTGTTGATACCAATGACATTATAGGGCATTTCATCAAAAGTCTTAACACGGAGGGGAGCAGTAGGCGAACCCGGAATTTCTTTCGACAAAGTTTGAACGGGATAATTCGAACCACCAGACACAGGGATGGTCACATCAGGGCCTTTCTGCGGAGCAGGCAGCGCGGAAGTGAAGTAGTCGTGGAACTTGGCGGCCTTGAAGGGCATGCCGCCTTTGACAACATCGGTGATATAGTTGGTGCCATTGGAACCTGCAAGGGTAGCATCATCCACAGGGATGTTGAGGGGGTCAGAGAGGTTCTCATCACGGAACCACTCATTCATGATGAGGGCGTAGGCACGGAAGGGGAGGGCATTAACAGAGAGGTTGGCAACACCAGTAGGGATGCCCATGTAGTCGGCAATGGAGCCAATAGACCAACCACCAGAGGGGGCCGTGACCTGAGGAACGGAATACTCGGTCGTAGGAATCCACGCGGACTGCGTGTTCTCGCCCATCAACTCACGCCAATGCTGCCATACGATACGGTTGGGCACGAAATAAAAATAGGTGTCCAAGTAGAGATTATCCATCATGGGAGTGAGCAGAGTTTGCAAGCGGACAACCATAGAAGTCTTTACCTGAAAAGTGTCACCGGGAAGAACCTCATCAACATAGAAGGGGATAACGTCTCCGACGTTAAAACTGAGTTTAACACTATGGTCACGCCGAAAAGTGCTACGAGCAATATCAAGGTTAGTAGGATTAAGAGCAAATCTTGTATTTTCATTGCGAGACAAGTTAATACCTCCAGTCTGTAACGGTTGTTCAAAAGGAGGGGCCCATGGGGCCCCTCGCTCTCTGTTGTTCACACGGCCAGGGCGGCCGTGTAGGCTGCTTTAATCAGATTCAGCCAATGTCAGGAATATGAAATTTAACCAGCGGGTGAGGCTGGGGCGGGGGTAGATGCATCACCTCCTTCACTGGAATGGCCCTGGGAGGCCGTAGGAGGCCCACCAGCAGGTTTTCCGGTGGCGGGTGGTGTAACCATACCCATAGCCTCCAACCAGCTCTCAGAGCCTGCCTGAGCGAGCCAGGCGTGGAAAGATTGGCCGAACTTCTCTCGGGTCTCAAGGGGTAAGCTCATGAATGTCTGCTCGGCCTCTATCATGTGATTGAGCAGCCCGGCATAGGTCTGGGGCATCTGAGAGAAATCACCAAACATTCCTTGCACCTTTTGCAGGGCGGCAGTATCACCAGAGTTAAACCTGTCCATGATTTTATGGAGATCGACGGAATCCTTGTGAGACTGGATGAAGGCGTAGAGGTCCTCTTTACCACTCTCCTTGAGGGTCATAACGCCGAAGCGGTCGAACTCGGGAGAGTAAAGAATCTTTTCACCCGAGCCGGCTTGAGAACAAAAATGCTGCTGTTCGCGGTGCCAAGTCTCAAACATCGGAATCCTCCTTACGCATAGAACGGAGAACCTCCGCGCCATCGGAAATGAGCTCGTGGAGCTGAGCCGGCTTGAGAACGCCGTTGTCAGAATCGAACTCACCAATCCGGAAAAGCTGGAAATCGGAAGCGTGAGTAAAGAGAACGCCTTTAGATTCCATAATGGCGTTAGCGAAATTACGGGCAGCGATATAGTCGTTCTGCTCAGTGTTGAGACCGAAGAAGCCAGAACGCAGGTCACGGATAGCGTAAACGTTAAGCATCATTTTTTATCATCCTCCAAAAAAGCAGAAAGTTCAATCAAACGGATTTGAAGCTCCAATTCAAGAAACTCATAAAGGTCGAGCTCCATATCGAGAGAGCGCCAAACTTTAGCGGCCAGCTCGTAGCAATCAGCATCGAGATTTAGCCGGACACTGACGGTAGCACGCTTATCATTCACATCCTGATACCTCCACGATAAATTTTAGGATTCACGTTGATTCGCTTCGAATTGACAGCGGTATGGCGAAATACCTGCCTATCCTGGGATCGGCGCATGCGCTTGGCCATAATCTCACCTCCTCAAAATAACGAAAGCTGACAAGGACGACCTGCTTTATCCCAATTTTCATAAGCAGCACGGCTGGAAAAAACAACATGCAAATCATGTGAATCAATGAACTCCAGAAAACCAAGACCCCAACAACCATTCCAAACAAGAGTATTATGCTCACGAACATAACTACGGAGCGAATCCGAATTAGAAAAGAAAATAACGTCTTTCATAAATCACGCCTCAAATTTTTTATACGGTTATGGAGGACGCGCTCCTGGGTCTCAAGGATTTCCTCATAAGTCATAGTAGACTGAGCCAACTTAGCCTTTTTACCTTCCTCAGCAAAGTGCTTGCGCCTAGCCTTAATCTCGGCCATGACATCAGGCTGCTCTAAATCAAACAACTTGTCAAAATACTTAGGGGGACGAATCTTGCGACCGCCATCAGGAGTAGAAATAGAGATTGTGTCATACTCCATACACTCGGGATGGTCTTCGTACCATTGGCGGCCAATACCAGGGCGGCGGGACATGTCGACATACTCGGGCTGGATGTTAAACGTCTGGTAGACATCAGCTTCTGGGCCACAAGCCTTTTTCATCACGTACCGGGCAACGTAAGCACAGGTTTCCCAGTTAACCTGACCAACCAGGACATAGCCGATAGGCTTCCGGATGCAAGGGGTGTCATACGCCCCTAGGCTTCAAAATTCAGAAGGAGGAAATCCAAATGAGAAACCTCAAGCGGACTCTCAGCCTGGCTCTGGCGGCGATCATGCTGGTTGGCATGATGGTCGTCTCCGCCTCCGCTGCGAGCTACAACAATCTCACCGATAAGGACGAGATTGTAAACAAGGATGCCGTTTCCATGCTGGTTTCCCTCGGCATCATCGAGGGCAAGCCCGACGGCTCCTATGCACCCACCGAAAATGTTGACCGCGCTCAGATGGCGAAGATGCTCTCCGTCATCATGAACAAGGGCGTGGACAACAGCGCTCTGTACCAGAGCGTCAACTCCGGCTTGACCGATATCACCAGCAACTGGGCCAAGGGCCATATCAACTACTGCTACACCACCGGCATCATCGCCGGCCGCGGCAACGGCACCTTTGATCCCAGCGCCACCGTGACCGCCCTGGAGGCGGCCAAGATGCTGCTGGTGGCCGTGGGCTACGATCCCAAGATCGAGGGCTTTGAGGGTGCCGACTGGGCCATCAACGTGTCCGTCCGCGCCGACGAGCAGGGCATCTTCGAAGGGTTCACCAAGGATCTGTCCGCTCCCCTGAACCGCGACGACGCGGCCCTGCTGATCTACAACGCCCTGGACGTGGAGATGATCCAGAGCTACACCACCAACAACTACCCCATCGTTTACAGCGATCACCGCACCATCCTGTCCGACAAGTACGGCGTGATCAAGGTGGAGGGCGTTGTCACCGCCAATGAGTGGGCCATCCTGGACGACGACACCGATACCGCGCTGCAGGAGGGCAAGACCCGCATCTACAACCCCGACGGCATCCTGTCCACCACCGGCAACACCGCCGTGGCCCAGGATTCCAGCGCCAACGTGAAGACCCAGGTCTTCAATGTCAGCACTCCTGTTGATATGCTGGGTAAGGCCGTCACCATGTACGTGAAGAAGACCACCATTCTGGCCGACTCCACCGTGTATGGCGCTCCTGTGGTCTCCGACGTGAACACCGTCATTGAGACCGGCGAGAAGGTCACCGGCGGCGACTCCAAGGACGACGACTCCCTGGCCGCCCTGCTGAAGGGCACTGGCCTGGCCACCGATAAGGCCACCGAGTATTACCACAACTATGAGGAAGTGGCCATTGACAGCGCTGATGTGGACGATATCATGAACGTGAAGGGCGCCGCCCTGACCGTCATCGACAACGACAACGACGGCTATGTCAACTATGTCATCTCCGTGGAGAAGTCCCTGACCCATGTGTCCGGCGTCAGCTCCAAGAACGAGACCACCACCCTGTACGGCCTGCCCGGCGACGATGTCATCGACAACGAGGATATCGTGACCACTGCCACGGATCTGACCAAGGGCGACGTGGTGCTGGTTGTCCAGTACGGCGGCCGTACCTATGTGGAGGAGCCCAAGACCGTTACCGGTGAGATGGAGCTCTTCAACGCCAAGAACAAGGACGACAACAAGAACTACATCAAGGTCGGCGGCGAGGAGTACAAGCAGGACGGCCTGGAGGTTCTGAGCAACATCAACAAGGATAACCCCGTCAAGTTCCTGATCTCTGAGTGTGACGATAAGGCCAACGGCGTGCAGTTTGACGCTCAGTACGACTTCTTCCTGGACGACTTCGGCAACATCGTGGCCTTCCGTGAGGTCGAGGGCGCTCCCACCCAGTACGCTCTGGCTCTGGACTCCGCTTACTCCATCAACGGCCTGACCACCACCGGCCAGATCAAGCTGCTGCTGGCGGACGGCACCTCCAAGGTCTATGACGTGGACATGGACGCCACCGCTGACCGCTTTGAGGATCTCGCCAATTCCGACGACAACAGCACCAAGGACAGCGCGGTTGAGACCTGGTTTGGCAGTGCGATCACCGACGACAACTCCATGGACGCCGTCCTGAAGTTCATGGGTTCCGATGACGCTACCGCTGCCGGTGCCAAGACTAAGGGCTATGCCTCCGGCAACTTGGTGGCCTACACCATTGACGACGATGAGGTCGTGACCTTCGGGCCTGCTGAGCTGGATGACGGCGTGATCGTCAATGGCACCAGCAAAAACTATATCAAAGGCGACAACTACACAGAAAGCGGGAAGTCTACTTTCTTCCATAGTAGCCAGACCGAGCTGAAGGCTGATGTTGCCAGAGGCGATGTCGACCTGCGTCTGGAGAACAGCTCTGTTGATACCCACACCAACAGCTATGGTATCGACGAGGAAACCATTATTTACTACTATAATGGATCCAAGGGCTATGTGGCCGTGGGCTATGACAACATGGCCAAGATGATCGACGCTGATAAAGCGGGTGGTATCGATAACGGCAAGGTCCGCGCCTCCGTGGTGGCCTTCGACGATGCCACCGACGTGGCCGAGGTCATCGTGCTCTACACTGACCAGGCCAAGTTCGGCACCGACGCCTATGTCTATGTCATGAGCGTCTACGACAAGTCCGGCAGCGTGTATACCTACTCCGTCATTGACGAAGAGGGCAACGTTCTCCAGATGCAATCCAAGACCAAGGGAATGGCCGGCAAGCTTTGCACCTACACGACCGATGGCGACTACTACGTACTGGAGGCTCAGGCCGATTGTGTGTCTAACAGCAACAAGACCGCTGCGGCTGACGTGGCCAACGACGTGGGCCTGATTGTTACCACCCGCACCAAGTACTTCAAGGTCTATGACTTCGACAAGGCAACTGATCTGATGTCCGATGACGAGACTGTGAAGCAGTCCTTCGTGAGTGGCGTCAATGACAACTCCAACACCGACTGGGAGCGCTATGCCGACAAGGCCCTGGTTATCGACGTGGAGAACACCGAGGCGGACGACAAGACTGCCGCTACCACTGAGTTGACCTCCGGTCAGTACGGTATCGTGGTGTACAACGATGACGGCCAGGCCGAGGTCGTGTATGTCACCGATACCTACAAGATGGAGGTTGACGTTGACGCTGGCGATGACGACAACGCCAATAACGACCGCATCACCTCCACCACTGTGGACGGCGTTAAG